TTTAAATTTTTGTGGACATTGCCTGTAGGTAGACATTGACGACGGCGACAAATAAATTGGCGCAATTAAATTACTCTCCATTGATTATCGTTCCGCCACCGAACGACAAACGTGTTGCCTCAGTAATCAACCCATCAAGAGCGTCTAGGGTAATAGTCTCTTTACGTGGTTTTGGTTGACCGCTAGATGCTTTATCCCAGTAGGCGTTTAACTCGGATTTTTTCTCCGAAGACAAACTCTTTACTATTGACATAAAATTTTCCCATTTTTGGGAAACCTCAGGGCTTATGTTTTGTTGAGCGGCGATTGTTGACTTGTTTACTAAGTCAGCATCCATCGCATCCTCAATATCCATGGCATCGGTGCTTCTTGCCAAGTAAAGACCAACACCAAGTTGTTGAGCAGCTTTCTTGAGGGCGTCAGAAACCGCTCCCTTAAAATCGTTGCCCAGGTCAATTGGTTTACCTGTTGACTTTGCTCTTTTAACTGATTGACCGCCAATGCCGTGCTTATTGACAATTTTTCCGTCACCAAAATCTATGGACAAATTAATGTGGGCAATAATTTCATCATTATCGTACTGGTCTCTTTCGATTGAAATTACGGTGAAAGACCAGGACTCTGGACCCAATACTTTATTGAGCCTATTGATTACTTCGCTAACAGGAAGGTATACCAAAGATATACCGCTTTTAACTAAAGTTTTTTCCATCTCAACAGGGAATGGCTCGGCAAGCGCCGTCATTAGTGTTTGATTTTTTGTCATTGATTTTCTCCCTTTCTTACTATGATTGTTGTTTTCAGCTGACCCGTTTCACAATACATATCTGCATTAATACCGATACTGGACAACTCTTTTACGCGCCAATAAGACGGTGCGCAAAAATCTAAAAGCTGAATAGCTATTTCGGATGGAGTTTTGACAACCTCTCCAGTATCCATGTCAATTGACATTTTTACTAGTTTATCCACAACAGCCGAACCTAGTTTCTTATGCTCCCAAGCTTTTCTGTCATATGCAGTTTTTTTCTCAATCAGGGCGCCTTCTCCTAATGAGATTTCAGTTTCATCGCCAAGTTTCAGCGCAACAAAGTGGGTTAACGTGTCATAAACCGTTGCAATATCTCGTTTGGCAAGATTCAATTGCAACAAACCCTCCGATGCTTCAGTGACCGAGGCGTCGGATAAAACATACGTATCGATTTCTTCGGATAGATTTTTAATTTGTTCGCGAAGTTCAATAATCTTTAAAATGCTCATTTAGTAATGTTTCCTTTTTAAGTAATTATAAAATTAGTAAATAATAACGCTAAATCACTATACTGATTTTTCGTCTCTGTGGCAACCCCAATCCAGCCAAATATGTAAAAGCACCCACAGCAGAGTCGACTTGGTCGTCGTGGTCGCACGCCTCAGGGAATGACGAAAATTCATCAAACCAGTCAGTCAGCCATGCCCCACGCAGGACTCTGACGTTCCCGTTTGCACATGCTGCAGCAAACGGCCTGGCTCTTGTAACCTTGTCCCCAGTGGCCCGCAATGCAGAGAAATCATACCCTGGCACCACATACCTTGCGTATTGGTCAACAAGGGCTTTGCCGCTAGACCCTGGCTCTTGCTCCATTCTTATGGCAACCCCATGTCCGTCTTCGTAGGCTGTTTGGGCTATTAATTGTTCAACTTTCTCACCCCTGACTCTGGCTTTTTTGACATCTAGGACATAAGCGATTCCGTTGTCAAATAGCATTAAGGTTCCCACCGTATAGTCCGGATTGGGGTTTGAGTGACTTGGCTCAGTTGCGGCTAAGTCCCAAAACCTAACAGCCCTAGCCGAACTGGCAACTTCGGGGATTTCTGATGAATCCAAAATGACAAAGGCGGTTCTGTCAAATAGTGTCCCAAGAGTCGTGCTCCACCAGTCGCCCTCTTCTAGTCTTCTTCTTTCAATTGGGTCAAGAGCTTGTAGGGCTAAACGATAGGAGTCTGCGTCTATGCCTGGGTTATCTTGAAGTTTGGATGGGACGAAAATTCTATTTTCTTTCTTCCCCTCCACAATGAACCGTTGCCTAACCCAATTGGGGGCAGGGTTCGATGCAGCCCTCATTCTCAAAGGCACCTCTGACAGGGGGCCAGAAGCAGGGCGGCGCAAGCGAGAGAATAGATACCTGTAGTCGCTTTCTCTGATTTCAGTAACTTCGTCCATGCCAATAAATTGAAATTCAGAGCCCTTATATCTAAGGTAGTCATTGGTATTATTCAGGTAACCAAAAGAAATTCTCGCCCCAGACGGGAATGTCGCCTGAAAACTATTGTTATTCCAGTGGACATCGTCATAATTACCCGCCCAGGATTTGAATCTATCCATCAATGCGCCCGGCAGGGATAGGTCTGCAAAAGTACGTCTAAAAAGTATTGCCGAATAGCCAGGGATGTCTACATACTGAAGAGCCGACATCAACAAAGCCGAAGACTTGCCTCCACCAGCAGCGCCGCCAAAGAGGGCTTCTAGTGAATTCGTTCTTAGAAACACCTTTTGATTTAATGAGGGCTCTTCTGGGCAAAATGGCGGAGATTTGGGCAGTAAGTAATTTAGTACTTCATTCCAGTCGGTTGTCATTTTTCCTCAATTATCCAATTTAGTCTTACTCCAGAGCGTCAATAATAGGCTAATGTAATTGATGCACCCAAATCTGTAAAGGTTTCAATGAGTTTACCACCAAAACTAAAACTAATTATTAGCAGCTTAAAACAAAAACTTGTTGGCATGAAGCCAAAGTTAACCAGAGCTACCTTCGCCAATTTGCTTATGTTTTCATTTATACTGTTTACCAGTATTGGTGCGGCGCTTATTTTTGTTCCCGCCGGATTGATGGTGGCAGGTATCGCATGTGGCATTTTTGGTTACCTATTGGGCGCTGAGTAAAATATGGCCTGGAACTCAAGCAGTAATAAGTCGCTAGATAACGACAAGGTTAAATCTGTTGGTCCTGGTGCTCCTATTGCCTCAAATCCAACTTTTGCAGGAAAAGCCTATAAAGATGGCTGGGACATTGAGCGTGCATACAAAGAGGGGATGCAGAAAATTACGTGGGTTGCGCGATGCATAGATGCAATCGCTGGAAACCAAGCTCGCCTGCCAATCATCTTAAGAAAAGACAATTCTCCAGATGGAGAAATACTTACTGGCCGTAAAGCCGAAAACGAAAATCTACTTGAAATTCTAAATACAAAATCCAACATTGGAGAGAATGCTTTCATATTTAGATATCGGCTTTCGTCTCAGCTTCTACTGGGAACACGTGGAGTTTTTATAGAAAAAATTCGTGGTCGTGACGGGAGTGTGGTCGGTCTCAGCCTTTTGCCACCACAATCAACGGCACCGATACCAGACCCAAAAACTTTTGTTTCTGGGTATGAAGTACAGATGCCGTATGGTCAAAAGATAATCATGAAACCAGATGATGTCTGTTGGATAAGAAGGCCTCATCCGATAGACCCATATCTGTCGCTCACTCCACTTGAATCTTGCGGTATTGCCCTGGAAATAGAGAACCTCGCAAAACTCTATAATCGAAATTATTTAATGAATGACGGCCGACCAGGTGGTCTTTTGGTTCTTAAAGGCGAAATTGATGACGACGATAAAGACGAACTAAAAAGCCGTTTTAGAGGAAATATTTCGAGAACCGGATACACATCAGTAATCTCGTCCGAAGATGGTGTTGACTACATTGATACAAGTGCTTCGCCCAGAGATGCAGCATATCTACAGATGAGACAAATAACTAAAGAAGAAATTCTTGCTTCGTTTGGTGTTCCTGAGTCAGTAATCGGCAACGCAGCTGGAAGAACTTTTTCTAACGCAAGTGAAGAAATTCGTGTTTTTTGGATGGAAACAATGATGCCCCACCTAGAGCCTTTGGCTAGAGGTTTGGACGAATTGGATGAAAAACATTATGTGGATTTTGATTTATCAGAAGTACCCATTCTTCAGCTTTACAAACAAGAGCGAGAGAGATATCTTTTGCAAGAATTCCAAACTGGACTAATTAGTAATAACGAATATCGACTTGGGTCTGGTCGTAAAGAAACTGAAAGCGATTTAGCTGACTCTCTATTGATGAATCCTAACTTAATTCCAATTTCTAACACAAAGAAAAAAATGGAAGACCAACCGAAAGCCGACATCCCTCAGCCTGGTATGCCTCCAATGCCGGGAATGCCTCCTACTCCCGAAATGCCACCAATGCCAGGCGCGCCACCGATGCCGGGCGAGCAGCCACTTGACCCCAACACAATGGCTGGTGCTTTGGCTCAAAGCACTATTCCGCCAGACGCATTGGGCGCTCCCGCAACAACCGCAGCACCTGTTCCTGAAGGAGCAGCAAGCGAATCATCATCGGCAATGATGTATAAATCTCAAGAAGATAATGTAAACCAAACAATTTCGCGTTGGGAAGAAATACTGGACAGAAGTCTTGAAAGAGTGTTGGAAAGACAAGAAAGAGTGGTTCTAGAAAAAGCTGGAAGTAGTAGGGCAAAGAAAGGCTTATTTACTGGCACTCTAGATATTGATTCTCTAATGTCCACAGAAACATGGGACAAACAGATGGATGACGATATTCAGCCTGTTTTGTCTGCCATTATCCAGGATTCTATGGCAATAAAATTTGGAGAAAAAGAAAAATCAAAATCTCTCAAAACCAAAAAAGACAGTCATCAATCCGATATTCGTGCACAAATTGAATCTCAGATGAATCGAATTAAGCAAATCAACAAAGAAAACTCCAAGGCTATATACAACACAATGATTGCTTGTCTCAATATCCCTGGAGAAGAAGAGCGTGCTGTTGAGTTTCGAAAAGCCCTAGTTTCTTTGTATACAAACGTTATGGCGAAGCAAGTGTTTGAAGTTTCCGAAGATGAAACACGTCGCGCATGGAGTTTCGGTCAACAAATCAAGTAGTTTACTAAAACTATTTAAATAATTTACTAAAACTAATCAAAATACTTGCAATACCTGCAACGATGGCGCGCAAATTTAACTTATTATCTAAATACCCCAAGGAGTCTCATGCCCTCGATGCAGAATGCGGAAATACAATACAAAGCCAGTGCGGGCACCTTCAACCTCGACGAGGCTCAAGGTATTGTCGAGTGTTTTGTTGCGGGTATTGGGAACAAGGACTCGGTTGGTGATGTTTGCGCAACTGGAGCTTTCGCTAAAAGCCTTCTAAGAAGAAAGCCACGTGTGGTGTGGGGTCACAATTGGAATGACCCAATAGGTAAGGTTTTGGATATTTACGAAGTTCCAGCAAGCGACCCGCGTCTACCAACGAAGATGAAAATGGCTGGTATTGGCGGCCTTTACGCAAAAGTTCAATTTAACCTTCAGTCAGAGAAGGGTCGGGAAGCCTTTGCGAACGTCGCTTTCTTTGGCGAAGAGCAAGAGTGGTCAATTGGCTATAAAACACTAAGAGCCCAATACGACCAAAACATGCAGGCTAACATTCTCTACGAGGTTGAACTTTACGAAGTCAGCCCTGTTCTTCATGGGGCCAATCAACTCACTGGAACAATTTCAGTTAAAAACGACTCTGGAAAATCTGAGACGATTGAGCGCACAGTATTTGCTTCTGGACCTATGCAGGAAGCCATAAATGTTACTCCCATTGCGTCTCGAGAAAATAATGCGGAAGACGATTTGCTGCAAAAGATATCTAGCGAATTAGAAAAAAGAACAGCATCAAAGATAAAAATTGTATCCCTTGATAAAAACTCAGTTGTTTTTGATAGGCAAACCAGTGATGGTCTTGTTTCTAAGTACATGTGCAAATATCACTACGACGGCCAAGAGTTAATGTTCGGGCAACCACAAAGAATAGTTATTCAAAAACCAAATATCAACCCATCGATGGTTCCTTCTCAGCAGGGCAAACCAACCATGCATGGAAGGGTAACAAAACCAGTCCCTGTTATGCCAATGCCCGTAGCAATCAAGCCTGGAGAAAACGGTCCTATTTCTATACCTTTGCCTGTTGTTGTTTATGAAGATTCTTCGAGAAATAAACCAACTACACCAAAGCCACTAGACAATGAAGAGCAAGCTTTGGCTGATGCGCTTGTTCGTATAACCAAAAAATACGGCAAGTTCAACGAGGACAAAAAAGGTGTTTACGCGGCCTATACGCCAGCGGCGGAAAATGAGTTAACCAAAATTGGAGTCAAATGCTCTAATTGCATTTTCTTCAAAGGAGAAGGCTCTTGCAAAATTATAGACAAAGCCGTTGAAGCCGATGGTCGTTGTAGGTTTGCGGTTATTCCGCCAGGCGTTGTTGGTGGAAGCGTTATGGACAAAAAAGAATATAACGATTTCCTGGATGATGAAGAAGTTAAATGGGTTGAGGATATCGAAGAAAAATATCCAGGCGAATTTATTTTTGGAGTGTTAAGAAACGTAGTAAAAAGACGCAATAAAAAACGCAAAAAATATAAAGAGCTGAATGAATTTGATGCTGAGGAATACGCAATCAAAGAAAAAACTCTAGCTTCAGGAAAAGAAAAATTCTTTTATATCCCTGTTGATGTAGAAAATGCTTTTGAAGTCAAGTCCCTACTCGACACAGTGCTGGACCACCATAGAGTTGATTCATTTGTTGATGAATATGGAATTGTTTTAACATCTGGACTAACAGCCGAATCAGTCGATGCAATAAATATTGCGGTAAAAGGCATTGGGACAAGAATAGGAAAAAGAATTGGCAGTGGACTAATCAATAGACCCAGAATTGGTGACAGAAGAAGAAAACTTGGTAGCGGAAGAATAGATATTCCTACTGGCGGTATGCGTGGTACAAAGAAACCAAAAGGAAACCGTCGTGACGTTGATGCTGATGGTTGGGCTGATGAAGGCACCACGAACCCAGTATGGGTTGGTCTGCGTTCGGGCGCAGACAAAAAACCTACACCATCAGCTACTGGCAAACCCAAAAAACGCACTCCAATCTGGGAGCAAAATCGTCGCCCAAGTCCACCAGTCCCTTCGCGGCTCAGAGAGTTGTCGGACGATAAAAAACCAGAATCGCGTCAGACCCCTCCTCCGGCTCCCCCAAAACCAAAGCCTACAAAAACCCCATCTTCACCACCTCCGCCCCCTCGCAAAAAAGAAAAACTATCTTCAGGCACAAAAGATATT